CTCAAAACCCCGCGCCCCCCCCGGACTGGGACGGGAAACCCTCGAGGTCGCCCACCGATCGAGTCGAACGTCGTCCCACTGCCCAGGCAACGCTCGAAGCGATCGAACGCGACCCGCAAGGCAGGGACAGTAGCGCCGCGCCTGGAGACTCCACGTCGGCCGCGAACCTCGTCGCTGGGACCTGAAGCGATCGACTGGATCAATCGCTCGGGGATCCTGGGCCGCATGGCTCTGCTGCCATGGCAAGAGCACGTCATCGACAGGATGCTCGAGGTGACGGGAGGCCGAACCCCTCGCCTACGGTGGCGGACGGTCATCGTGACGGTGTCCAGGCAGCAGGGAAAGTCTGTGCTTCTGCGATCGCTGGCATGGTGGCGCATGCACCAGGCGCACCGTTTCGGCGAGCCGCAGCTGGTGCTGCACACGGCGAACCTTGCGATGACCGCGCGCGAAGTGTGGCGGCCGGCGGCACAGCACGCGATGCAGGTCCACGGGAAACGGGCCGCGAAGTTCGGGAAGGGCATGGAGGAGATCGACCTCGAGCAAGTCGGCGGCCGGTGGCTCGTGCAGGCCGCATCGGAGAACACCGGCGTCGGCTTTTCGATCTCCACGGCCATGGTCGATGAGGCGTGGAACGTCCCCCTCGCGACCGTGACCGATGCTCTGGTTCCCGCCATGAGCCAGCGCGAGCAGCCGCAGCTCCTCCTCGTGTCGACGGCCGGCGATTCGGGCAGCGACCTCCTGCGCCGATACCGGGAGCAGGCACTCCAGGACGTCACCGGCGACGGCGATGTCCTGCTCCTGGAATGGTCAGCGCCAGCGGAGGCGAAGTACGACGACCCGGCGACGTGGGCCTGGGCGTCGCCGTACTGGACGCCGCGGCGCCAGGAGTTCCTCGAATCACAGGTTGCGTCGATCCCCGAGTCGACGTTCCGTGCCCAGTACCTGAACCAGTGGGTCGCGTCGGTCGACGGCTGGATCCCCGCGTCAGCGTGGGCGAACGGGGAGACCACGGTCGAGCCGACAGGACGCCCGGACACGACAGCGGTCGAGGTCAGCATGGACGGGAACAGGTTCGCGGCCGTGTCGGCGTGGTCGACACCGACAGGCATCGTCCTGCGAGCAGCGACCACCCAGTCCAGCGCGAGAGTTTGGGAGTACGTCGCACGGTTCGACGCGCCCCGTCTGCTACTGCCGCCAAGCCTGGCCGTCCACTACCTCGGCCGCCGCAAGCCGATCGTCGTCGGATCCACGGAGATGGGCCGCTACATGATCGGCGTCGGCCGGGCGATCCTCGACGGCCGCGTCCAGCATCACCCGGACGATCACGTCCTGACCGACGACGTCCTGCGCGCCGTGGCTGTCACCACCGAGGCCGGGATGCGCCTGTCGATCAGGAAGTCCCCGGGACCCATAGAGGCTGCCCGGGCGATGGTCTGGGCTGTCGGGGAGATCCTCCGCCCGGCCGCACCGAAACCGAAGATTCGCGCCGGCTAGGCCGTCTGCTCACAGGCGACGCCGTCGCCATCCCGGTCTAGGTTCCGACGGTTCGCCTCGTACACCTTGCGATTCACCGACGGGCGCTGCATCCCGGCCGCCGCGATCGCCGCCGCGACCGAGTCATCCCGAGCGACACCCGTCGGATACTTCGCCAGCAGCTTCGCGCAGCTGCCGAACTTCGGCACTGCCGCCCCGGCCGGCACCGCCAGGCCGACAGCCAGCACAGCCACCACACTCACGATCAGAGCGCGCATATCATCCCCGTTCCCCTAGTCCCCGCACCTGACCCTACGACACGCCCATATGTCTCGGGCGTCCCCCGAATCGTGTGCTCGGTTCGGAACGCTTTGCGCATGGCGATACGCGACTGGTTCGGGTTCCCCTCCCGGCCTCAGCTTGTCGCCGGTCAGCTTCTCGAGCCGAAGCCTTCCACGGGTCGGGTGTACCAGCTGACGACTGGCCAGGAGGTCCAGGTCGACGTCACCGACCTACCCGTCAGCCGAGGAGCCGCGCTGAGCCTTCCGGCCGTGGCTCGCGGCGTGACCCTTCTGGCCACCACCGTCGCCGGCCTTCCCCTGGAACGAGTCGACGCGAACGGGCGCCGCGTCGAACTCGGCTGGGTCGCTCAGCCAGAGGAAGGCCGGCCTCGGTTCACCACATTCACCGACATCGCTCGCGACCTCATCCTTGACGGCATCGCGTACCTGAAGATCGTCCGCCGCGACTCCACCGGGGCCCCGAAACTGGGCGGGACCGAATACTGCCGGCTTAGGGACGTGTCCTCCACTCAACTGCCCGACGGTCGGTGGACCATCACGCACCTCGGCCGCGTCGTCGACCCGGCCGACGTGATCGGATTCGAGGGCTGGCATGACGGTATCCGCAACCACGGCGCCCGGATCATCAGGACCGGACTGGCGCTGCAGGCAGCTGCGCGACGCTACGCCGACACGCCCCGCCCGTCAGAGCGTCTGCGGAACGTGTCCGGGTACGAGCTCAGCGACGAGGAGATCGACCAGGCGATCCTGAACTACAAGACCGCGCGCAGCGGCGAGGGCGTCGCCTATATCAACCCCGGTTTCGAAGTCGACACCGTCGGCTGGGATGCCGCGCAGCTGCAGCTCGTCGAGGGCCGCCAGTTCGTGAACGCCGAGCTCGCGAATCTCCTCGGCCTTCCGGCGCACCTGATCGCCGGCGCAAACAACAGCGGAGCGTCGCTGACGTACGCGAACGTCGGCCAGGAGAACAGATTCGTCGTCGACTACGGCCTGAAGTCCCTAATCCAGTGCATCGAATCCCGCCTGTCGATGTCGGACACGATCGGCCAGGCCTGGCAGAGCCAAGTCACGCCTCGAGGGACATCAATCCGGTTCAACCTGGACGCCCTGCTGCGCGGCAACCCCCTCGAGCGCGCCCAGCTCTACCAGATCCTCATCCCTCTCGGCGTCCTCACCTCTGACGAGGCCCGAACCATGGAAGACCTCGCCCCTACCGGAGGAGTCCCCGCATGACCCAGCGCATGACCGCAGCTTTCACGATGCTCGCCGAAGCAAACCTCGAGGCCCGGACGATCAGCGGCGTCGCCGTCCCCTACGGCGAGGTCGGGTTCACGTCCTGGGGTCCGACGGTCGTCGAGGCCGGCGCGATCACGATCCCCGACCGCGTCCCCATGCTCGTCGGCCACAACGAAGACCGGCCGATCGGCCTGATGGCCGCCCACGACAACACCGACAGCGCCCTGATGGGCCAGTTCCGCATCGCGAAGACCGGCGCTGGCGACGAGGCCCTCCTTGAGGCTGACGCCCAGATCCGTAACGGCCTCTCAGTCGGCCTGGACGTGTCCAAGTACACGACCGGGAACGACGGCACGACCACGATCACCGCCGCGACGCTGCGCGAGGTTTCCCTCGTCACGTTCCCGGCATTCGACTCCGCTCGCGTCGACACCGTCGCCGCCAGCGAATCCCCCGAAACCGCCGAAGCCACCCCGGCCGAGGACGACAGCACCGAAACAGCAGAGGAGACAACCGTGGACGAGTCCACAGCCGTGGTCGAGGCCACGGCCACCCCGAACGTCCCGCGCATCCATGTGCAGGACGGCTTCCCATACCGTCGCGGCCTCGCCGCGAGCTTCTTCGGCGACATGCTGAACTCTCAGCACGACGTCGACGCCGCCGCTCGGGTTCGCAAGGCCCAGTCCATGATGACGGCCGCGCAGACCATGAACGACGTCGAGGACCTCGTCCCCGAGGAGTACCGTCCGGCGCTCTATGTCGGGCAGCTCGGCGTCACCCGTCCAGTCATCGACGCATTCCAGGGCTTCTCGATCGCTGACGCCAAGCCGTTCCGTATCCCGGTCTTCTCTGACGCTTCGGATCTCATCGACGACCACGTCGAGGGCGCGAATCCCGGCGACGGCGAGCTCGCCTTCGACAACGTCCTCGTGACCCCGTCGGCGGTTTCCGGGCAGTACACCGTCAGCCGAGAGGTCATCGATGGATCTGTCCCCGGGATCTACGCGATCATCCTCAACGCGATCCGCCAGGCATACGCCACGAAGTCCGAGACCGATGTCGCCGCAACGATCCTCGGCGGCGCGTATTCCGGTTCCGCGATCGTGAACGGCATGACCCTGCGAACGAATCACTCGACCTTCCAGTCGAATCGGAAGGCCGCAGCTGACTTCCTGCTGCTGGGCACCGACCTCTACCCATTCCTGGCATCACAGACCGACGGCGCTGATCGCCCCATGTACCCGTACGTCGGGCCGATGAATGCCCAGGGCACTGTCGGCCGTGGCGCGTACAGCCTGAACGTCGACGGCTACGCCGCGAGCATGTCGTGGTCGATCACCGGCGGGATCTTGGGCATGCGGTCAGACGCCGCCGTGTGGGAAAGCGGCCTGCAGACGTGGCGCTGGGAGGAAGTCGCCGGGCCCGCGAATATTCGCTTCGCGGCATTCGGCTACATCGCGGCCGCCGTGCTGCGCCAGTCCGGCGTGATGAAGTTCTTGCTCGACTGAACCACCTGACCGGCCGGGCCCCGTTCTCCCCCAGTTCCGGGGCCCGGCCAACTACTTGAGAGGAGCGCCGCCATGGCTTGGATCGACGTCCAGGACGTCGCCGCGCATCTGGGCATCGACGACGAAGACCTGCGACTGGCCGACGTCACCGAGGCCGCTCTCGACTATTGCCAAAGGCAGCGCCCCGACCTCGACCCCGAAAACGCCGCGCCGTCGGCAGTGAAGCTGGCCGCGATCCTCTACGCCGCGTACCTGTTCCGCCTGCGAACCAGCCCTCAAGCGGTCCCGGGATTCGACGAGCTGGGCCAGTACGAGACCACCGGGGACCTAATGAGCAACATCTACCGGCTCCTCGGAAACCGCCGGCCGGTGGCACGATGATCGACCTCGACGCGGCCCTCGACGAGCTGACGACAGGACTCGGTGAAGCCATGGGCCTGTCCAGCACCCGCGATCCCGCAGCGATCGTCCCGCCATGCGTATTCGTCGGCCTGCCACGCATCGCCGGCCGCACCCTCGGAGCAACGCAGCTCGAGGTCCCGGTGTCCATCGTGTCCGCCGGGAATGGCGACCTCACGGCCGGCCGGTGGCTCCTGGACAACGTCCAGGAACTCCTCGAGCTCACCGGCACCCGGGAAGCCACTCCGCGACCGATCAGCGTCGGATCCGCCGACTTTCCCGCCTATCAGGTCCAAGCAACCGTCAACATAAGGAGCACCGAATGACCGCACCGACCGACAGCCGACTGGGACCGGGGACCCTGACCCTCGGGTCCACCGAGTACGGCGCGCAGCTGTCGAACGTCATGCTCTCGCCGAACCACGACGAGACCGACGGCACCCCGACTCTGGGCGATCCCACGCCGGCCCCCGACGTGACGACCACTTGGGTCCTCAAGGGCACCGCCGTCCAGGACTGGGAGGACCCGGACGGGTTCGTCCAGTACACGATCGACAACAACGCGACCAACATCGCATTCACCTGGGTTCCCAACACCGACAACGACGTCACGTTCACCGGGAACGTCAAGGTCAAGGCAATCGAGTTCGGCGGCGACGTCGCGACGCAGAACACCTCCGACTTCGAATGGTCGGTCGTCGGAAACTTCACCCGGACGGATCCGTAGACGAATGTTCCAACAACGCGCCCACGTCCACTACCTGGACGGCACCACCGAAACCGTGACCCTGACCCAGTGGGCCATCGGACAGTTCGACATGTGGGCCATGAAGCGAGGCTGGTCACCCAGTCGCGCCGACCGGGCCCTCATCCAGGAGCGACCAATCCTGTTCCTCAGGTTCGCCGCCTGGGCCACCCTGTTCCGCGACGCACCCACGAAAACCGGGTTCGACGAATGGGACAGGACCGTCGTCGAGGTCGAAACGGAGGACGCCGACGCATCGGGCCCTACCCATGGCCCGACGGCCATCCCGGAAGAGGAATAGCCCGACTGGCCGTGGCTCTCGGTGTCCTCCCTAGTGATCTGTGGCAGGAGGACCCGAGAGACCTGGCGACGGTGATCGACGAGCTGAAGAAGCAGAACAGGAGGCGATGATGGGAAGCAGGCAAGGCGGCCGGGTCGCCTCCGTCAAAGTCACCGGAGTCGCCGAGCTCGAGGCGTTCCTACGCGACCAGATCGCACGCGAGGACCTCAACCCGGCGAAAGGACAGCTTCGCCAGGGCACGAAGACCATCGCAAACGACTACCTGATCCCCGAGCTGAAGGCGACGGCCGCGTCGTCCGGCGTGCCGATCGCCCCAGCAATGGCGGCGACCGCCCGAACCAGGACAGACCGCCTGGTCGTCGTGACCATCGGCCGCGTCAATCCCAAGCTCTCCGGGTTCAAGTCCGCCGTCGGGATCGCCAAAGCCGAGAAGCAGGGCCGCAAGCGTCACAGCCAGTCCATGAGGACCTCACTGGCTTGGGGATCCGACCTCGGGCCGCATCCCAGCAACCCGGGCAACCCCTACGGCGTCCCACGCAACGAGCAGGGCTACTGGGTGCGCGCCACCATCGCACGCCCCGACGTATTCCAGACCGTCAAGGAGAAGTACCAGGAGCTCCTCGGACAGATCCTCAACGACTACGGCAGGTACCGCTGATGGCACTCCCCGGCATCGTCATACAGATCGGCGCCGACACTAAAGACGCAATCGACGGGATAAATCGCGTCAACAGCGAGCTCGGCAACGGCCTGTCCGGCGCCGACAAGTTCAAGGCCAGCGTCGACAAGGCATTCGTACCCGCGCTCGCGGCGCTAGGTGGCTTGGCGGCCGCCGCAATCGACTTCGGCAAGGCCGCCGCTGAGGACGAGAAGGCAGCCGGCATCCTCGCGAACACCCTGCAGAACACCACTGGAGCGACCGACGCCCAAGTCGCCTCGACTGAGGCCTGGATCGCCCAGCAGGGCACCCTCCTCGGCGTCACTGACGACCAGCTGCGCCCCGCGCTCGGCGCCCTGGCGACCGCGACCGGGGACCTCGCGACCGCCCAAAGCCTCGCGTCCACAGCGATGGACATCGCCGCCGCCAAAGGCATCCCCCTCGAGCAGGCGTCCCAGGCAATGGCAAAGGCCGCCGTCGGCCAGACCGCGGCTCTGAAGAAGCTCATTCCCGGGCTGTCCGACGCGGCCCTGAAGTCCGGCGACCTCGCGACCATCCAGGCGGAAGTCGCGTCAAAGGTCGGAGGATCCGCCGCGACCGCCGCGAACAGCGCCGCCGGCCAGTGGGGCCGCTTCCAGCTCACCCTCGACGAAACCAAGGAGTCGATCGGCGCTGCGCTGCTTCCCGCCTTTCAAGCGATCATGCCCTACCTGCAGATGGCGGGAGCGTGGGCACGCGAGCACTCGGGCCTGTTCGTCGCTGTCGGGATCGCCATCGGAACCGTCGCCGCAGCGATCGTCATCCTGAAAATCGCGATGACCGCGTGGACTGTCGTCCAGTGGGCACTGAACAGCGCACTCCTCGCCTCACCGATCACCTGGATCATTCTCGGCATCATCGCTCTGGTCGCCATCGTCGTCATCATGTACAACAAGTTCGACTGGTTCAAGAACTTCATTGACAGCGCGTGGGCCGGCATCCAGACCGCGATCGGCGTCGTCGTCGACTGGTTCCAGGCCTACGTCTGGCCCGTCATCAAGTTCGTTATCGACCTCATCGTCGCCTACTTCAAGCTCTACTGGACCATCGTCTCGTTCGTGTGGAACCTCGTCCTCGAGGCCATCAAGCTGGTCGTCGATTGGTTCCAGACCTACGTCGCCCCGATCATCAAGGTCGTGATCGACCTGATCGTCGGCTACTTCCAGGCCTACTGGACCGTCATCCAGACCGTGTGGAACGGGATCCAGACCGCGATCCAGGCCGTGGTCTCCTGGTTCCAGACCACCGTCGCGCCAGCCATCCAGCTCGTCATCGGGTTCGTCCAGTCCTACTTCCAAAACCTCTGGAACGGCCTCCAGATCATCTGGAACGGAATCAAGACTGCGATCCAAGCAGTCCTGTCCTGGTTCATCGACACCTACGTCGGCGCATTCAAGGTCGCCCTCGAGGCCCTCCAGACAGTCTTCTCGACGGTCATCGACTTCATCAAGGGCCTCTGGAACGGCCTCATCGACTTCCTCACCGGCCTCGTCGACAAGTTCCTCGAGATCGGCAAGGGCATCGTCGAGGGCATCAAGCGCGGCATCCAGAACGCCTGGGCCGCGTTCACCGAATGGCTAACGGGCCTGATGAACAACCTCATAAAGTCAGTTCTCGGAATCTTCGGCATCAAGTCCCCGTCAAAGGTCTTCCGGGCGATCGGCGAGGACATCGTCGCCGGCTGGAAACTGGGCCTCTCCGGCATTGAGGACGTAAACGCCGCCATCCTCGCCTCAGCGTCCAGCGTCACCACTGGCCTGTCGACTTCCCTCACCGTTCCCGTCGCGACGACAACGACGGCCGCCACGACGTCGAGCAGCTCGACCGTCGTCGTCACCGAGGAGCAGATCGCCCGGGCCATCGCCAGCATCCTGCTGCGCTCCGACCAGCGCAACGGCCGCACGGTCGTGGTCGCATGATCGACTCGATCACCATCGGCGGGACAGCGGTCGCGCTCTCGACCGTCGCCTACGACCTGACCATCCAGCACGGCCGCTCATCCATCACCGACGGCCCCGCTGCCTCCCAGGCAACCCTCACCCTGCTCACCACCACCACCATGCCGGCCGTCGCCCTCGGGAACGCCGTCGTCGTCACCGCTTACGGGGCGACCCGGTTCACCGGCACCGTCACCGACCTCGCGATCAGCCACCTGGTGGACGGCACGGCCCGGGTCACCGTCCACGCCGTCGGCCCCGTCGCGAAACTCGGCTTTCGCGAGCTGACCCCCAGCTCGTGGCCGTCGGAGACGTCCGCAGCTCGAGCCTCGAGGATCCTGACCGCGATCGGCGCGACCGCGACCACCACGGGATCCCTGACCGTCACCGCAAAGACCGCGTCGACATCGACTGCCCTGAGCCTGCTGCAGAAGCTGGCCGAGGACACCGGAGCCGCCATCTACGACGACTTCACCGGAAAGGTGGTCTTCCAAGACCTCGAGGGCCGCGAACAGTCCTATATCCAAGATTCCTGGGCATCGATGACCGGCACCTGGGCCGATCACCCCGAGCCGTGGTCACAGGTCGAATCCCCCGCGGTCGCCGAACCCGTTCCGATCCCTTCCGATGCCATCGTCTGGGAACCACAGTTCCAGCAGCGGCTGTCCGACGTGATAAACGCCGTCACCGTCACCTACGGATCCTCATCGACCACGACCAGCAGCGACGCCTCCTCCCAGTCGACCTATGGCGTCCGGGCCGCCAGCCTGGACACCGAACTAGCCGACGCGACCAGCGCGCAGACGCGTGCCGACGCCGTCATCGCCAGACTCGCCCAGCCCAGGTGGCAGGTCGGACAGGTCGAGGTCCTCGTCCACGAGCTCGACGCCCCCACCCGTGCCCTGGTGCTGTCGCTGCAATGCGGCCGACGCTGCATCGTGAAGGGATTACCGGATCCCGCACCGACCGAGGACTGGCTCGGAGTCGTCGAGGGATTCACCGAGCACTACATAGTGCGAAACGTCACCGAGAACACCAGCGACCAGCAGCACCTCCTCACCCTGTCCCTGTCGGACCCGTTCGCGTCCTACGCGACCGTGCAATGGGGACAAGTCACTGCGACCCGCACCTGGGCAAACATCCTCTCGACCATCACCTGGGCCGACGTCTCCGCCGACGCCGACCTCGCACCGTAAAGGAGAGCCATGGCAACGACAGCCGGCGGGACCTACTACGCGACCTCAACCGAGGCAGTGTCGGGGTATCCCGCGATCAGCCTGAACCTCGCGAACCAGCTCGAGACCCGATTCGCCGCTAAGACAGACGTCGCCCTCACCGTGAACGCCCAGACCGGGACCTCGTACACGCTCCAGGCCGCAGACGCCGCGAAGCGGGTCACTCTGTCGAACTCGTCCGCCGTCACTGTGACCGTGCCGAGCGCCACGTTCTCCGCCGGCCACGCCGTTTCACTGCTAAACAAGGGAGCCGGCACCGTCACGATCCAGGCGGGAGCGGGACTGGCCCTCAATGGCGCCTATCTCACTCTGGCTCAGAACGAGGCCGGCGTGGTCATGTTCGACAGCGCATCGGTCGCCTACTTCGTGAAGGGCGGCGGTATCCCAAAAGCTAGTTACACGGCGACGACGGGATCGCCGACCGTGGCCACTATCGGAACGCAAACAGCAGTGATCTTCAAAGGCTCCGGAACGATCACGACGGTCGCTGGAACCTGCCGCGTAGTTGTCGTGGGAGCTGGCGCCGGAGGCGGGTACTCGACCAGCGCCGGTGGCGGAGGAGGAGCCGGCGGCGTCCTTGATGACTCGAACGCCTATGTGACGGGAACCCTGACTATCACCGTCGGATCAGGTGGCGCTGGCTCGACAGCCCTATCGAACGTGGCCGGAATGGGAAACGGCAGCCGCGCGGGTTCCTACTACGCGCTGGGCGGAGGAGCTGGCGCATCAAGGCCGCTATATAACGGCGCCTACGTCGGAGGATCGGGAGGCGGAGGCGGTACCTATAACGGCGACACCCCGTCCACCACGAACGGCGCTGCCGGCATGAGCGGTCAAGGCAACACAGGCGGAAACGGGAACTCGACGACGGCATTCACCGGCGGCGGGGGCGGAGGCGCCGGAGCAGCTGGCCAGAACGGTCAGACCACAGCGGGTGGCGCGGGAGGCATCGGCGCGATCACGACAATCATCGACACCACCACGTCGTCGAGCGCCAGCGTCGGCGTCGTATCGGGCGGATCCGTCTACTTCGGCGGCGGCGGCGGCGGCGGCAAGGCGACAACGGGCAGCCAGGGCGCCGGTGGAACAGGCGGCGGCGGCGCAGCCGTATTCAACGGCACCGGAACAGCCGGAACAGCCAACACCGGCGGCGGCGGCGGCGCGGGAGCTGGCGCCTCAATCGTGGCCGGAGGCGCCGGCGGATCTGGTTGCGTCATTCTCCTATTCGGTTAGCGAGGTTTCACATGCCCCATTTCGCATACTGCCCCGACGGAATCGTCGAACGGGTCGAACGCATCGAGGCCGCCGTCATGCTCGACGGCAAAGGCAAGGAAAAGGAGGAGCTCGGCCAGGCATTCCTGGCCGAGCTGTACCCCGGAACGGACCCGGCCCACTACGTCCTCACTCACTACCCGAACAGCCAAGTCGATCCCTATCCCCGCGGCCAATATGCGGCCGTCGGCGACCTGTGGGACGGATCGCGATTCGCCACTCCCCGAGGCGGAACTGATGGACCCTGAGGATTGCCAGATCCCCGACGAAGCCGTCGGCCCCGCCGACCTCGACCTCGAGGACGACCATGACCTGGGATGACAAGCTGCGCGAAGCACTCGACCGCCGAGTCGGCCGCGTCCGGTACTTCAAAGGCTGGGCAGCGAAACGCCGAGGACCATGGAAACCCAAGGGCCTACCCGTGGCGCTCCTCGTGCACCACACGGCGGCCGCCGCGACGTCCAGCGTCCGACCCGACCACCCCGGCAACCAGCTTGGCGCTAATGCCGGCGTCATTGCCTACGTCCAGAACCACTACGACGTGCCAGCCGCGAACTTCACCGTCGACCGGGACGGCACCCTGTACGTCCACAGCGCCTATCCCGTGTGGCACGCCGGTCGGGGCTCGTTCCGCCGCCAGCCGCCCTACCAGGGGCTGCAGATCCCCGACGACATGGGGAATGACTACATGCTCGGCGTCGAGGTCGTTTCCAAAGGCGCCGCGAAAGACTTCACGGCCGCCCAGCGGGAAACCCTCGCCCAGCTCGCCTGGGCATGCCGCGAGGCCGCCAGCTGGCCCGGATTCCGCATGCGCCTACCCAACCACCGGACCTGGGCGCCGACCAGGAAGGTTGACAGCCGCTACACGACGGACGAGCTGCGCGCCCTGGCGGAGAGCCATGCCTGAATGGCTAGACACCCCCGGCGAGGTCCTGTCCGTGCTGGGCATCATCGCCGCCCTGTTCGGCGTCCTGTCATGGCTGATCCGCGCACAGCTGCGATCCATGAGCGAACTGCGACCGAACGGCGGCTCAAGCCTGCGCGACGCCGTCGACCGCATCGAGTCCAACACCGACACGCTGCACCGCCGCATGGACGAACACCTCCGAGACCACGCGAAAGGCCCCCGAGATGCTTGATCGACTTCCCGCCCAATACCGGCACCTGATCCTCATGGTCCTCGTCCCACTCCTGGGCTACGTCGCCGCACAGGTCGTCCCCGCCCTCGACATCCACCCGCTCTTGGCAGGCGCCATTGGCGTCGTCCTGACCGAGGTCCTGGCCTGGCTGACACCCCTAACCCGGCAATACGGCGTCGGCTCTAAAGTGCCTGAATCGCCGTGAAAGGCCGATCGTCAGCGACCGCCGCATAACGCTGGGTCGTCGCCACAGAGGCATGCCGAGCCAGCCGGGCCACCGTAACGAGATCGCCGGCCGTCGCCTGATAGAGGGCCGTGCAGTAGGAATGCCGCAGCTGGTGAAAGACCCGACCGTGGATCCCGAGCATTCTCGCCTGTCGAGACCAGGCACGTTGCACGCTCTTGGGCCAGATCGGCCACAGCGTCCCAGCGGGACGGCATTCCAACAGCTGGACGACGCGATCATGGGCCGGGATCAGCGCATCGAGCCCACCCTTTCCCACGACCCGCAGCACACGCCCGTGAGCCGAAGTCTCCAGATGGTGACTGCTCACCTGGACGACTTCCCCCGCCCTCAGCCCCGCATAGAAACCCAGAGTCGTCCACGCCGCGACGTCGTCATTCCCGCAACTCAGGAGGGCGTCGATTTCGTGGCGCGGCATCGGTCGAGGCTCCCGTCGGGGGACACGCGGCGGCTTGATCCATCGGGTCGGATCCGCGCCCACCCATTCCATACGTTGGAAGTCGGCGTAGATGGCACGAAAAACCTGAAGATACGTCGACTGGCTCGACGGGCTTATTCCTGTCCCCAGCGCCGCCCGAATGTCCTCCTCGCGGGCCTCCACGGGGTCACAGGCCAGGCGCCGCATGACATAGACGCGCTGGCGAATGGTCTCCTCGGACAGTCGCTCAGACCGCAGACGTTCCACATAGGCAGACTCGATCGCCGAGCGTGGTCGCACGATCGTGGTCGGCACCGAGACTCCCCAAAGTCCCGAGGGTGGCTTCCTTAGGCGTTTCGGATCTTTGTCCCCTCGGGCATGGTTCGGGCCAGTTTCAGCGGTACGACCTTTAGAGCCTTTAGAGATTTCGCGTGTCGGCGCGTATTGAACAGTCATTAGCAGCTATCCTCCCGGTCGAGTCAGCTGCTAGGCGGCCTCCCTGAAATCCCGTCCACGCCCGGACGGGAGGCACTGGGTGAGATTCGGGTTCGAATCCCACCCGGGGCACTGGGAGGCCACCTAGCTCGGGAGCTAGGGGAGCCCCATGAACACCATCGCACAGCCCACGTCCCTCCTGATATGGGGGACTCTTCTGGGCCTGATCGTGGCCCTCATTCTCAAGGTGCGCGAAGCCAGTCGACTTCGTTTCGAACGGGATGAAGCCCTCGACGAGCTGCACCTCTCGCACGCCGTCAACCAGGAGCTCGTCGATGCCCTGGAGTCTCGTGAAGGCGGCCGGTGAAGCCGTGGAACAGCGTCGGTCAGATCAGTCTCCTTGAGGATCCGATCGACGCTGCCTTCCGCACGTTCCACCACGCGAATCCTGACGTTTACGAGCAGCTCGTCTCACTAGCCCAACGCTGGCGCACAGCCGGACATCAACGCTGCGGCATCGCGATGCTCTACGAGCTCGTGCGCTGGGAACGAGGCCTAGAGACCTCAGACGACCAGTTCCGACTGAACAACAACTACCGAAGCCGTTACGCCCGTCTCATCATGCTCAATGAGCCAGACCTCGCCGGCTTCTTCGACGTCCGCCAACTGTCCAGCGAGGAGGCTTCACCATGGCACTAGTCATCATCACCGCCGTCGTCATCTGCTTCGTGGCGGCGGTCTCGTCGTACTGGGTCGGCCAGAACAGCGCCGGCCGCCGCTACCAGTACACGGTCGCGCAGCTGCGCGTCCAGGCTCGCCGATCCCGCTTCGAAAAGGATCAAGCCGAGGCGGCCCTGCGCCAGCTGCGGCTGTCCGTCGAACGTGACAACCACCTGCGGATCGTGAAGTGAAACCCGAAGCGACGTGGATCGCTGAACTGGACCGGATCCGCCTCGAGCTACCCGGGCCCGGGTTCCGCATGACATTCGCCCTGACACCAGAACAGGCGATGGATCTCGCCGTCGCGCTCAAGCGCGCCCTCGGCATGAGGAAGCTCAAGACAGGGGAAAAACTGTGAATCTGCCCGACCGCATCAACTACGCAAAAGCACTCGCCGAGGCCACCCTGCTCCCACAGGCGTATCGCAAGGCCCCCGCGAACGTCCTGTTAGCGATGGAATACGGCGAGGCTCTGGGCCTGTCTCCCATCGCCGCGATTCAGGGCGTCAACATCATCGACGGCAAGCCGACCGCCTCCGCGCAGCTCATCGGCAGCCTCGTACGCCGCGCCGGACACCGTCTAAGGGTCGAGGCCGACGACACCGGCACCTGGGCCGAAGCGATCATCATCCGCTCAGACGACCCCGACTACACCTTCCGATCCCGCTGGGACCTCAAGCGCGCCGAATTCGCCGGCCTGCTCGGCAAAGGCGCGTGGAAGCAATACCCCTCAGCGATGCTCAAGGCCCGGGCGATCACCGAAGTCGCCCGGGACGCCTGCCCGGAGGCCCTGTCCGGCGTCGCCTACACCCCCGAGGAGATCGAACGGCCGACCCAGCCGGTGGCGACGATCATCGACACCGAAGTGATCGACCTCGAGGCTGAGGACGCTCCCATGCGGCTTCGGGCGATCATGGCCGACCGGGTCGCGCACACGAAAGACTCCACGATCACCGAGAAGCAGCTGGCCACGCTGCACAAGGTCATCGACGAGCAGGCCGTCGACCTCGCCCAGCTCGACCATTTCGCCATCGAGGTCCTGGGCTTCTCGATACCGACCGACCTGTCGACCCTGTCGAAAAACGAGGCGTCGATCCTCCTCGACAGCCTCTTGAGGCGGGTCAAGGAATGAGCCGCGCCGTGGACCGGATCTTCATCGACATCCTCACCGAGCTCATGCGTGAGAACACCGCCCTACGCGACCAGAGCCTGCACCTCATCGAACGGATCCAAGAGCTAGAGCGACTCCTCGAGCAGGCCCGATCCATTGCCGCCAGCCTCGAGGAAGAAGTAACCGAGCGCCGCATCCCCGAATGAAGGAGAACGCAATGCTCGATCTCATCGCAGCGGCCGTCATCGCCGCATCACCTGTCGAAGCACCGTGCGACAACAGGATCGCCAACATTCTCATCGAAACCGGATTCACTGGCGACGGCCTCGAGGAAGGCTGGGCCATCGTCATGCGCGAATCCGGCGGCCGCGACGACGCCATCAGCTCGACCGGCGACTACGGCTGGTTCCAGTTCAACCGGGCAGCGTGGCGCAAAGCCGAATGGTGGGACGACCGCAAGCTCCTCGACCCCCGATACAACGCCCAAGTCGCCTGGACCGTCTCCCAGAAGGGCACGACCTGGTACCCGTGGGACATCGACGGCAAGGGCCGATACCTGGGCCGATACTCCAGCCCAGGCACGTACCAGACCTTTCGTACTTGGCTGTCGAGGTTCCCCGATGCCTGCCGGACCTGAACCCCTCTACAGCTGCCCATGGTGCGGCCACACGCGCACACGCGAAACCTGCCCTACCTGCCTGGTGTTCACCCAGCCGTGGCGATGTTTCCTGTGCGGGCTAACCGGGATCGATGGCTGGGCGAACCACCACCGACAGCACCACGGCGACGGTCCACCATGATCCAAGCCATTGCCATGGTCTTGGACTTCTCCCCCGAACACTGGTCGCCTGGTACCCGCATGGTCGCCGTGGCCCTGGCTGATCGCGTCAACCAGGACAAGCAGGCGTGGCCGTCGATCGCCGACCTGTCCCGTCGCACGGGCCTCAGCGCACGCATGGTCAAGTACCACCTGCGGGTCCTCGAGGATGCAGGCGTGATCGTCAACCACGGCCAGCGCGTCATCGGTGGAAAACGTGTGAGCAACCTGTGGACATGGCGATGGCTCGCAACACTGGGGTGAAACCCATTGCACCCCCGGGGTGCAACCCATTGCACCCCCACTATGAGGGCACGGGGTGCAACCCATTGCACCCAAACCGTAAGAAAACCACCAGATGAATCGTCACCGCCGATGACCACAACAGCGAGGAAACGATCCACAGGCGTGCGCTCAAAGACCAGCGCCAAGAGGAGGAAGTTCCTCGAGGCGAGTGACCGCATCTGCGGCTTCTGCGGCGGCGGCGGAGCAGACACCGTCGACGATGTCATTCCTCTGGCACTGGGAGGTCACGACGACCCGAGCAACTGGCGACCAGCCCATGGGCACTGCAACAAGTCCGCCGGTGCGAAACTGGGAAACAAGCTGCGAGGACAACGACGAAAGGACGCTCGCGACGATTCTTCAGGGGCGCTGGTTGAC